GACTCGTTTCAACTCGTCCAGTTGGTCCGGCCCGCCAAAGCTCGCCCGGTCGCCAGAGGTGCTGGCATTGTATTCAAACTTTCGGACAATCCCGCTGCCCAGCAGTCGCTTGTCTGCGCCCGGTACATCCCAGCCATGGACCTTAAAACGCCGTTCGCTCGTCAGCAGTTCCAGTGCGCGTTCATCGCCCACCGGCACGCTGATAAACACGGACCCCGTGCCGTCCAGTTCGCGCGTGATTGTCGCGCCCTGCACGCTCGTAACCGGCCCCTCTCCCAGACGATTCCCGCTCGCGTCAAATACATCAACCTGTAAACGCATGCTAAGTCCCCGCTAACTCAATGGCCCAAAACCGCGGGTGCATATCTGCGCCCGACGTGCCCGCCCCTGCATACAATGTCGCGGACCCGGCGCTGACCTTTGCCTGCACCTTAAAGGTGTGGCTATCGGCGCTCAACCCCGTAATCAACGTGGTGAGGTTCGCGGTTTGCTTGACACCGACTGACGACGCATTCCCGTACCGCTCCAGGCCGTCATCCCCCCCCAGGCGCGCGCCGTCCACATCGATATCAAAAAATAGCTGACCGTTATTCGGCGTGATCAGCGGAATCGAATATCCCACCAGCACTGGCCCCCCCGCGGTCGTGATCGTCACCGCCAGGTCGGTCGCATCGATGTCGGCAAACGACGTGACGCTGATCGTGTAATCCGATGCTTCATCCAGCTCCGAGAGGTCATTCGGCAGCCCCTCCAGGGCTGCTACCCGGCTGGTCAGGCCGATGTCAATCTGCGTGGCCGTACCTGCTGAATTCAGCAGGTAGGGTTTGTTGTCCGCGCTGCTGATATAGAGCTTCTGCCGTCCTGCCGCCGGGTTCGACGGCGTGCTGATTTCCAAAAAGAGGACCTGTTCCGCTGCCTGCAAGCCGTTCAGCAGGTTTTCCAACGCGGTTTCAAGGTCCCCCAACGGCGTCGTCACGTCTGCCGCATCTGCCCCCTGCCCGTCCACCAGGGCGGAGGTATCAACACTAATGGTTTGTGTCATCGGTATGCCTCGTAATATCTAAATGTTACGTCTGCTGCATTGCTGGCGTCACCCATTTGCACGCGGATGTTGTTGATGCCTGGCATCAACAAAAACCAATCCGGCGTCTCAAAGTCGAAATTCGCGTCGTAGGCGTCCGCCGCGTTCAGTCGCACGCTGTGCGTGCGGCAGTTGATTTCCAACTGGTCCCCATTTGAGAGCGCCCCCCCATAGCTCACCTCGTCTACCACCAACCCGTTGACCAGCCGTTGCACCCGAATGTCATTCGCACCCCCGACCCCCACATCGACGATGATGCGCGGTTCCGTCTCCGCATTGCCCGCTGGCGTGATGGTCCAGCTTGTGCTTGTCCCGCTGACGGCCTGCGGCGTGGGCACGGTTGCGCCCCACGTCCCGCCCCCCCAGGTGAACGCGCCCCACAATGTGCTCGTTTCTGTTCCAATCGAGAACCACCGCGGATCCGCAACCTGGAAGTTGCACGTAAACCGTTGCAGCAGGCGCGTGTGGTTGTCCTCGTTTTCCGTCATCGGGATGTTGTTCGTCCGCGCCCAACACCATCTGCTGCCCGTGCTACCCACCGGCTTGACCAGCTTCGCCACGCCATACGTCACCATTTCGCGGATTGCGTCCCGCGCCTCTTTCATGGCGTCCGCCACGTTGCTCTCGCTGTACGTCGTCCGCGCCCACTCAAAATACAGCGGAAAGCTGATTGTCACGTTCCCGATTTCCGCCGGGGCCATGCCCGACCCGTACCCGTCATAGCCCCCGCTTAATCCTGGCAAGCGCTGCGTCCGGGGTACGATGTTCCCAAAGTTGTCGCTAATCGCCACGCCCGGCGGAAACGTGAAATCGCCAAAGCTGTAATCCGTCATGCGTTGGCTCCTGCCAGCCCGCCGCCGTCCTTGCGCAGCGAGCTTTTAATCTGCTCGGCAAACTGGGTGGCCTTGTCCATCAGGCCCGGATCGCGCAGCACCTCCGGCGTAATCTCGAACCGGTTCTCAATCTGGTACGTGTCGCCCCCGCCGCGCAAGCTCTCCACCACGTCATGGGGGTACATGTATCCGCTGTCCCCCGCCATAAAGAGTTCGTCCCCGGCCTCTTTCCAGCTATAGACCTCCCCCGCCCGGATCAGCCCGCCCATTTTGCGCGGAATGGGGTTGTCCGGCAGGTCAATCGACCCGAAGTCTACCGAGACCGACCGGCTGCCCAGGATGCCCGCGTCGATCTCTGCGCTGAAGCTTCCCAGGTCGATCTCGTTCGGAATCGCATCGTTCAAAAAGTCAATCAGCTTGCCCGGCAAATCGGCAATTCCGTCTAGTACGTAATCCAATATACTCGATCCAATGGCGACAGCCTGGTCGTAGATCGAACTCAGGTTCACGTCCAGCCCCAGCGCGTCCGCCACCGGCTGGATCAGGTGGTCCAGTATCCAGCGGTTGAGGTCGTCCCATACGCTTAAGATTCCGCTGAGCACCTTCCCGCCCAATCGCAGCGCGCCGTCAACGACCGGCTGCAAATCGCCCGTTAGCAAAAACCCCGCCATCGGGTAGACCAGGTCAAATAACAAATTCTCGGCAATATCCCCCAGGCCGTCTTTCACCTGGTCCCACACCCAGCCACCGAACGCCACAATCGCGTCCCTGGCCGTCTTCCACCCCTCGATCCCCTCTTTCCAGGCTTCCTCCCCTAGAATCTCTTTGGCGATTCCCTTTGGCAGCGCATACAGGGCCGCCCCGATCCCGCCGATCAGCCCGACGATATCCCCTTCCTGGATCGCCTCCCCAATCCCGTCAATCGCATCGCGGAACCCACCGAAATTCGCCGCATACGCCGCCACCAGCCCCGCGACAATCAGGCCCACGCCGCCAAACGCCGTCAGCGCTGTGCTTGCCACCCCGATTACCGTGCCCAGGCTGCTGATCACCGTGCCCAGCACCACCAGCGCCGGACCCAGCACCGCGACGGCCAGCAGCACCATCCCGATTTTCTGCGCCAGTTCCGGGTTGGCCTTTGCCCATTCCGTGACCTTGTTCGTAATCTCCGTAATTTTGTTGATTAGCGGAATCAGCACGGCATTGATCAGCGGCGTCAGTACCGTAATTTGCAGCGTCTCAATCGACCCGCCCAGCGCTTCCACCGCCCCGTTCCAGCCCCCCATGCGTGAGTCAGCGACCGTCGCGGCGTCGGCAGCTTCGGCCATCTTGCCTTGCATTTCGTCAATTCCGCCGCTGGCAAGCAGGGCCGTTAACCCCGCCTGTCCATAGCTCCCGGCCAGGGTTTGGATCGCTTCAATCCGCTGCTGTTCCGTCATGTCTTCCATCGCTACGCTGAGGTCGGCGATCACGTCGTCCAGACTGCGCATGTTGCCCTCGGCGTCGTACATGCTCACGCCGAGTTGGTCCCACATATCCTGTACCTCGTTGGTGTTGCGCGTCATGTTGGTCAGCATCGATTTCAACTGCGTTCCAGCTTCCGCGCCTTTTATGCCGTTCTCGCTGAAAATTTGCAGCGCCGCCGCCGTCTCGTACACGTCCAGCCCGAAGTTATTGGCAATCCCGCCCGCGTTCTGAAAGCCCATCGCCAGGTCCGTCACGGTTGCCGACCCCGACCCCGCCGCCCGTACCAGCGCATCCACGACGAGTCCGGCTTGGTCCGCTTCAAGGCCGAACTGCGCCATGATATCCGTGACCCAGTCCGCCGTGCTGCCCAGGTCCGTGCCAGCCGCCGCGGCCAGGTTCATGATGTGCGGCAGCGTTTGCAGTGTTTCCTCAACGCTCTGCCCGCTGGTTAGCAGTTGTAGCATCGCGTTGGCCGCTTCGCTGGCGCTGAACACCGTGTCCGCGCCCATCTGCATCGCCGTCGCGCGCAGCGCGTCCATCTCTTCCGCTGTCGAGCCGGTCCGCGCCTGGATTTCGCGCATGGCGTCGTCAAAGTTTGCCGCCGTGCGGATGCCTGTTGCTCCGAAGGCCAGCAGCGGCGCGGTCAGCGCCGTCAGTGCGCCCCCCGCCCGCTGCATCCCGCCGCCAATGTTCTCCAGGAATCCCCCAAAGCGCTGACCAATCTGGTCAAACGCCCGGTTCATCTGTCTATTGACTTGGCTCGTGTCGATCAGGATATCGCCGTAGGCGCTTCCTAATGCGACGGCTCCCGCGCCTTGCATCGTCCCTCTATCCTCCGCCCAGTGCCGCGATCAACTCACGGCGCGAGGGCGGTTTCGGTTTCCGTTCGATGCCCAGCAGCACGTCCAGCCGGTACTTGGCCCGCGTGCCCTTGACCTTGCCGTTCGCGCCTTTGATCTCTTCCCGCTGGCTCAGCATGGCCTCAATCCACCGGCCATACGTCCCGACGGCCTGATCGACGCACCACGCCAGCACCGGCCACTCAGTCAGGTTCAACAGGTGGCTCGGCCTCGTCCCGTAATCCTTCGCCTGCAAGTGGAGCGACCAGACTGCCGGTCGGTTGCGGACGAAAGTTTGACGCCGCGTCAAGCCGCTGCTGCCCTCCCAGAAGCCCGGTAAAGATGTCCATCTTCTCTTCAATGGTGAATTCATCCACGCTCACGCCGTCCTCGTGGCCTTGTTCCACCAGCGGCGGCCACACCACCAGCCGGACCATGATGTCATTCAGCATGGCGCGCAGTTCCCCGCGCTTAGCCGGGTCCGTCATGATTTCCGCGCCGGTCTGCCGCGCCTGCGCCGCCGACGGCGTGCCCTTCGTATGGTCCGCGATGATCGCCATCAGCGGGTTCGGCGCGTTGCCTTGTTCGTCCAGCAGCGCCAGTACGTCCGCCACCCGGTAGCGAATCACACCCCCGTATTGCAGCGAGAATTCCTGGAGGCGTGCCTCGCGCCACGCCTCGACCGTCATCTTCTGCATCATTACGACTGCACCAGCGCCGCGAAGTCGGAGTTGAAGTTGGTCGGCAGCGCCGTCTCGGTGTTGAACGTCTTCCAACGCATCACCGCGTACACGCTGTTATCCGCCAGCCGCAGCCGCAGCGCGTTGATGTCAATCTGTGGCCGCGCGAACTGGTTCTGCTCGAAGTCCAGCGGCGGGTAGCTCGTCAACTGGCACAACGGCGCGTAGACATGGAAGTCCGCCCCGTTCTCCATCGCAATCGCAAACGCCGCCCCGAAGTACGGCAGACCGCTGCCCCCGCCCACCAGGTCGTTGATGTGCGGGCTGGCCCCGCTGCTCTCGTCAGCCATCCCCGCCATGATCGCCATCGTGTCCCAGTCAATCCCGCCAAACGACGCACCGAGCACGGCGTGCGTCAGGATTGCCAGTGACGCCTCGTTCGCGCCCAGGATTTTCAGCATGTCGGTGTCATGCTCCGGGCCGAACGTCACGGTTTGGATGTTGGTCACGCTGGACGGCGTGCCCCAGGTTTCGCTCGTGAAGCTCCACGTCGCCACGCTCATCGCGCGCACCGAATACGGTCTCGAAACAGCCATCGTTACAACTCCTTAGTCAAATGACCCTCATACCGGGAGCGCTCCATCGACGCCCCCTGTAAACTCTCGTCGTCCATGTTGGTCAGGTCCCCCGCCCACCGGAAGGCATACAGATAGTCCCCTTCCGGATCGTCGAAGCTCACCCGCTGCTGGTGCAGCAGTTCAAACGCCCGGTGTCGCATTTGCACTGTCACGTCATAGCCCTGGTCCTGGAAGAAATACAACTCGACGAACACGCTGCGCGCCTTCAGCACGCTGCTCGAATACGGCGCTTCCGTGCTCCACCGGATGAACAGCGCGGGCTTGACCACTGGCGACCCGTCGGTAATGTCGTCTAATTCCAGGTTGTTGCGCCCCAGGCTCTCCGCGTCATGCACGCCGCCCGTTGCCAGCGCCATGAAGGTGCCGTCCCCCGTGAACCGGGCCTTAGTCGCCTCCCGTAAGGTCGTCACCGCAACCCGCCTTGCCGCTTCACTTTCGCCCACACCACGCGCTGGTGTTGCTCCAGCGTGGGCAGCACAATCGCGTAGCGCCCCTGCCGGATGGTTTCCAGGCTCCGGCCATAGCTCATCCACTGCCGCAGGATCACCGCCCAGCCTTTACCCCGTCCAAACGGGGCATACGTCTCGTTGACCTGGCCCTCATACGTAATGCCCGTCGCCTGGATCGGCCCCTCCACCTTGACCGCGAACGCCGCCAGTGTTTGCCGCGCGTTGCCGGTCCGGTCGGTCCAGGGGGCGTCCTGTTTGGCGTCCGCCTCAAGCCGGGGCGTGGTTTTGTTCAGCGCCGCCTCAATGCGCCGGTCCAGCGCCGTCTCGTACCGCGCAGCGTCCCAGGCTTCGCGCGGACTCTTGCCCTGTTTCCATCTGAAGTTGCGGGGCATATTCGTCTACGATCTCCTGTAACCTGTTCGCCTGCTGGTCCGTGATATGGTCGCGCCACATGCCCGCACGTCCATCATTGATATGGTCCGGGGGCAGCGTCTCTTTCATCCGGTCGATCTCGTACATCCGGCTCGCTGCCGTTGCCTGCTGCGCATTGATCCGAATGCCCAGCGCGCGCCCGGTACGCAGCAGCAGCCCCGGCTTGTCGTGGATCACGTCCTGGTAGGTATTCACCAGCAGCAGCCCTGGTGCCCATTGCAGCCACTTTGCGCGGTTCGCTGCAATCCGCTTCACATTGCTGATCACCCAGTCCGCGTCATCCAGCGTCCATTCCGTGCTGGCCCGCAGGGTGTAGCTCACCATCACGTCCCGGATATCACGCCACACGTACAGCCCGATGGCGTTGTCCCGCTGGAACTCCGCCTCAAACAGCGGGTGGTAATCGTGCGTGCGAATCAGCTTCAGGCCCGGCACGCCCTGCGCCTGCTGCATGATGGCGGGGGCAACCTCTGCGAACGGCCCCAGTCGCGCGTCCCCCACCTTCCGCCCCAGGTTCGCGGCCTGGATCAGCATCGTGATCATCCGCATGTACACCGAGGAGCCGCTGCGCTCCATCCCACACGCGAACACGTAGCAGTTGTTATTCGGTAGCAGCGTCATGAAATCCTCTCAATCGATGCCTGCACTTCGCCCGGCGGCTCTATCACGCCAATTACACGGTAGTCGCCGTCATCCAGCCTGATCCGGTCGTCTTTCTGCAAATCCGTATCGGCTGCCGTCGGGTGATTCCGCACGCCGAAGATCACGCCGCGCCGCTGGCTTGCCGTGCCCGCATCCGTCGTCACCAGCCGCGCTCGCTCGTTATCCCATTCCACGCGCACCGTTTGCGCATCCTGCGCGCTGGCCGGGCTGCCCCGGTACACCGTGATGCTGGTCGCCCGGTCCTGGATGCGTTCCCATGCGGCGACGGCCCGCAGGGTCGTATTCACGCGCGGACGCTGTGCCAGGTGCCCCGTAATATCAGGCATCGGGATATTCCTTATACATACGCGGCTTCCGCTTGGGCTTCATCACGCGCAGCGGGCTGAGGCCCCGGCGCACCGCGTCGGCCAGGTCCGCCTCAAACGTCTTTCGCATGACTTCCAGGTTCTTGAAGATTTGGCTCAGCTTTTCGGCGCTGTCGTTCTGCTCGTAGTCCACCGCGGTCACGTACTTGTTCCGTAGCTGGTTACACGCCAGCACCCGCACGTAAGCATCCCGCGCGGTGGTGTTGCCCGGATACTTGGCCGCCGCTCGTGTAAACAGCCGGTCCACTTCCGTATTTGTGAACGTGGTCTCGTCATCGGCCAGCCCCAGGTCCAGCCGCAAATCGGTTCGTTGCGTCGTCGTCGCCATTACAGCACCATTCTCCCGGCCTTGCGGTAGGCGGCTTCCCGGCGGCCCGTCAGCGGGTATTTCGCCGCCTGCCGCTGCCAGACCTCAAGCACCTGGTCGGCAAAGCGCTGCCAGTCGTACAGTTCCCGCACCCGCCGCGCGCTCTGGCGTCCCTGCTGCCGGATCAGCTTCCCGGTCGCAACGTGAGTCATCTGTTCCGCCAGGTGGTCCGCGTCCGGTTCGGCCCACTCGCCCAGCCCCGCCAGCTTCGGCGGGAACTCGCGCTCATCCACCGGGGCCGCGCTCTGCATCGCTACGTTGTCCTGCCACGCCGGGGCCAGCGTATAGCGGATCGGGTAGCCCCACTGCACCAGGTCATCCGCCGTGCCGCCCCAGTTGGTCACGATCACGGGTAGGCCGGTCGCGGCTGCTTCGCGCGGCGGCAGGCCAAACCCTTCGCCCCGCGTCGGAAACACGAAACAATCGACGGCAGCGAAAAACTCCGCCAGTTCCGCCTCGGTCAAATCCTGCCGGATGACGTGCATGTTCGACGGCTGCGGCGCAAACTTAAAGTTGTGCGCCCGTGCCTTGATCACCAGCCGGTAGCGCTGGTCACGTCCGAAGGCCCGCCAGAACGCCAGCATCGCCACGTCCCAGCCCTTCCGCCGTCCGCGGCCCGCATACGTCAGGAAGGTAAACGGCAGCCCCGTGCGCGGCGGGCGCTCCACGTACTGGTACGCCTCACTGATGCCCAGCGGATGCACATGCACGCGCTGCGCGGGCACGCCCGCCTTGACCAACACATCCCGCGTGAACTGGCTCCCCACGCTCACCGCGTCTACCCGATCCAACGCTTCAACCCACCCCACCGGCGGGATCGTGCTCTCCCACGCCGTCACGCCCACCGTTGGCCCCGCTTGCACCATATCAGGGAACTGGTGATAAATCGTCGGATACCCCAGCATAATCCCGCCCACGGCAGGCAGCAGGGGTTTGCCCAGCAGCGCTTGCACGTCTGCCGGTTGGTTGTCGCGGACCAACTCGCCCCTGAGCGGGACCACGTTCACATACACGCCCCGCTTTGTCAGGCCCCGCACCAGCTCGCACAGCTTCTTACCGTAGCTGTCGTAGTAGTCGGTCGTTGGTCCGCAGACATTGATTATCAAGTTTTCCATCAAGCAGCCCTCTCAGGAAATAGCGCAGCCCCGCAGTCCGGGGGACGCTCAGGTTCTACAGGTCGGCCCGTTAGCTCGTAGGCCAGGTGATCTCTTCGACCGCGTGCGCCGGAGCCGCATAGTGGCCCAGCCACGCATCCCACACGATTTGCTCCACGATGAACCTGCTCAGGTCGCCGTCCCCGCGTGCCGACTGCAAGCCCTGTTTCACGTAGGACTTGAAATCGACCTCATACTGCTTGCTGATCAGGTACGCGGTCCCTTTCGTCACGCCCGTGTAGGACGTGCTCAGGCCGCCCATGCTGCCCGTCCAGCCATCGTAGACAATCACGTTGTCAATGTAGCTGGCTCCCGGCACGCCGTTGGGGTTGGCCCCGTCCTGGATGCGCAGCTTCAGCGCGCGCTCCACCGTGAACATATCGCCCCCCGCGATCAGCAGGTCATACGGACCCCGCCGCGGGTTGCTGCTGTCGGTCTTCGCCGCGACGATGGCGTCCTCAATCGTCCGCGCGAACTTCTCTTCGAGCAGCGTCCCGGTGCTGCTGGCCGAGGTTTTGTTGGCCGCCTTGTAGGTGTAGTTGATGATCGGGTACAGGTGGATATGGTTCAGCAGCGCGTTGAACGCCTGCCCAAACTGCCGCTCAATGCGCGGGAACTCCCACACCTGGTTGAACATGATCAGCTTCTTGGTGTACTCGAAGCCCACCGCGTACTGCTTGATCGTCACGCTCTTGTCAGACTGGCCGACGGTGGCGAACTTGACCTCGCCGCCCTCGTGCACTTCTTCAAAGACGACGCCCGCCGGTCCCAGCACGCTGATCGGCATGATCTCCGGCAGGTCGGCGCTTTCCACCACATCGTAAATCGTGGTGTACAGGATCGGTTCCTCGTCCCGTCCGGCCTCGATTTCGTACATCTGACGGGTATTGAATGCCGCCGCGAAGTCGCCGCTTCCGATGAACTCCGCGATCACCCCGTTGCGGCCCGCTACCTCGCGCGTGTGCTGCCGGAAGTCAAACCCCTGCGGAAATCCCCGCTTCGGGCGTTTGACCGCCAGCCCCTCTTTTGTGATCCACTTCATGATTTGCCTCTCCTGGCTAGCTCAACAACTGGCCGAGCACGATGCCCGTCACTTTGTTGTTGGCGTCCTTGTCCATCGTTGCCTTGAAGAAAGCAACTTTGCCCGAACCGGCAGTAGTGCCCCAGGCCGCATCCGCAAACACGTTCCCGGTGGTCTGCGCCGTGTCCAGGTACACGATATCGCCCTTGCTCACGCTCACCGACGACGGTACCTCAAACACCCGTTCAATCCGCGCAATGTCCAGTGCAATCGTGTCACCACTGTCGCCGGATTCCATCGCCAGGCCGACCCACTGATCCGCGTAGATCACCTGGTTCTTCTGCACGTAGTTCGATACGAGGTCTACGTTAAGCGCCTCGCCGTCGCTCCGCTTGTACGTCTTCTTGCCGACTGGCATGGTCTCCTCCTATGCCTGTTCCCCGGTCACCGGGAAGTAGTGATCCACCGCGTCGGGCGCGTCCGGGTCCGCCGGTCGCCGCTGGTTCGGCCCCATTTCGCGCAGCCCGGCCTTCAGCAGCGCCTTGACGTGCTCGCGCGCCATGACTTGCTCAAACGCCTGTTCTGCCGCGTCCGGGGTCTCCGGCTGCTGCGCCTGCACCAGGTCCCGCACAATCGGGCGCACCGTGTCAACCCTCACGCCCGTCTCCGGGTCGTTGATTAGTTCGCTGATCTTGGCGTCCACCGCGATCTGCCGCTGTTCCGCGATCTGCTGCACCAACCCCCGGACGTGCTCGACCACATTGGCCGCGTCATCCAGGCCCAGCGCCTTGCGCAGTTCGCCCACCACCTGCTGCATCCCGGCCAGTGCTTTGGCCTGCTCGCTCTGCGCGATCACCGCCTGCACCACCGCGTCCGGCAGCAGCTTCACGTCCTCCGCCGTCATCAGGCGGATGATTTCTAGCTTGTCCATACCGTTGTCCTCCGGTTGGTCTTTGTCGTCCAGCGCCGCGCCACGCCCGGCCCCGGTCATTTCCGATGTGATTTCCACCTGGCCCGCCAGCGACGGCACTCCCGCGCGCTCAGGCGACGCCAGGTCGATATACTCAAGCTGAAAGCCCCGCATTCGGAAGGCTTCACGCTCTTCGTCCCAGAACAATTCGTCGGCAAACCCGAAGATTGAGGTCGCAACCTCGCTCCGCGTTGCCCCCAGGCGGCGCAGCCAGTCGCGCGTCGCGCCCGGTGCCACATACGCCTTGCCCCATCCAAACTCACCGCGCCGGGTGGCACCCACCCAGTGCAGCGGATTCGCGGGCAGGGCGGAATCGGTCTCGTCCCATTTCAGGTGACCGCGCCCACCGGTGGGCCGCTTGTCAAGCACGGCCTGTACAATAGCGTCGGCTTCCGCCTCGCCGTAGTAGATGTTGTTGCCGGAAATCACGCCGCTTTGCGCGATTTTCATCACCACGAAAAACGGGCTGTCTGCCGGGTCACCTTCCATCAGCGCGTCCAGGTCCACAATCTCCAGCGTGGCAATGTCGGGGATGTCTTCTCCCAATTGCCCCCTGAATTCCGTGACAGCCACCGTGTCCCGAATCCGATAGCGCCCGTCCGCCCCGCGCAATTGCTCTAAGACGGCTTGTCGCTGTTGTTCATTCATCCCCTCACCTCACTGTCCATCAGGCCGCGCACCACGTCCCGAATCCGATCCAGGTCATACAACTGCTCAACCTGCTCAATCCCCCGCGCGCGCACCGTCTGCCAGGCGCGGTCCGACTGCATCAGGCGCAGCGCCGCCAGGCCGCCCGTGTCCGACCAGGGATCGACGCGCGGGTGCCCGTTCGCCGGGCTGTTCCAACTGCCCACCGACGGCGTGCCCAGCCACGCCGCCAGCGTGGTAATCCGGCCCGGCGTGTGCATCGTGTACAAGTCGAGCACAACCCGCGCCCGCGCCAGCCAGTCAATCAGGTCCGGGTGCTCAAATGTCACGGGATCCACTGTCACCCCGATCTGCTGCGCCAGCGCGCGAATGTACGCATGGTCCGCCGTCAGCATCACAACCCGGCATTTCGTCCGGTCCTGCACGTACTTGGCCGCCGCCAGCGTCGGGGCCGGGAAGCGCGGCTCACTCCGGTGATCCAGGCATACGATCAGGTGCTCCCGATCCTGCGTGCGCAG